TCATCTCATTTTTAATGGTAACTTCTGTTATAGGTGGAGGGTACTTTGGTTATAAGTATGTAACGTCAGACCAATTCCAAAACAAGATGATGAATAAAGTTTTGAAAGGAGTTGGTGGCATGATGCCTAACGTATTAGATAAAGGCTTACCTAAAACAACCGGTATCTCAATACCATTTAACAAATGAACTGTTATTGGTGCAAAACAGAATTAATCGTAGGTGGTGACATTGATATTGAAGATGGTATGGTTGGTTATCCTGATTTTTCAATAATGACTAATTTATCTTGTCCTAAATGTTCTTCAGAAGTAGAAGTATTAAAGAAACGAGATGCCTACGATTGAAATACCTGACATAAGTATTCGTGAGATTTACATCCCAAACGTTCCAGAAATATATAGCCCTCATTACATAAC